ATAATGGAAACAAAAAGACTTGGACGGCAGAACTGATCAAAGCTTAAAACTAGTAGACAAAGTTTTGCGAATGGTAGACTACTATAATCCTGAATTCTGGGCACTGGAAAATCCAGTTGGCAGACTGCAAAAGCTGCGTCCTGAATTAGGTGATCCTTGGTATTTTCAGCCACACTGGTTTGGCGATGCCTACACCAAGAAAACTGGGTTATGGGGCAAATTTAACCGTGACTTGCCTAAGTCTCCGGTAGAGCCTGACCCTAATTCGTGGATAATGAAGCTGGGTGGTAAGTCGGAACGAACTAAAGAATTACGATCAATGACACCGCTGGGATTTGCTTTTGCATTTTTCCTAGCTAATCCATAGGAGCAAATATGGCAGAAACTTATACACCTACTGAGGGCATGGCTAGTGCCGCTAAACGAGCACTTAAATGGCATGAAGACGGCAAACCAGGAGGTACACTAGTAGGATTAGCCCGTGCTAATCAATTAAAAAACCGTGAACCACTTAGTGCTAGTGTAGTACTTAGAATGCACAGTTTCTTCTCCAGACATGAAGTAGATAAGCGTGCAACTGGATTTAATAGTGGCGAAGAGGGCTTTCCTAGTAAGGGTAGAGTAGCTTGGGATATGTGGGGCGGCGATGGAGGTCAAACTTGGGCAGAACAAAAACGCAATCAAATTATGCGCGATCGTGAAGGCAAAGCACTAAAGCTGGTTGCTATTAGTACAAAATCTTCAATGCCGCAATATATGCTAGACGTAGTAGCGCAGTATCTTGAAGACTACGCAAACGAAAATATTAGTGAAAGCCTAGAAGCCTTTGGACAGTTTATGTACCATGCTGAGCTCCTACGTAACTGTCACTTAGATATTTACCTACTAGACTTGCACATGGTTGCGCAACCATACCGCGACATCTTAGTAAATGTATTTATGGAACTAGACAGCGAATACGACGATTAAGTTTGTGTCCCCGGATGTGTGCTCTATAGCACTGCCAGGGACTTTTTATTCAGGGCCTATAGCTCAGTTGGTTAGAGCAGCGGACTCATAATCCGTTGGTCACAGGTTCGAGTCCTGTTGGGCCCACCAATATGGTAGACGGCGCTGGTGCGCGGCGGAGACTTATAAACTCTGGAGACTGGTCAGATGGGCTGGAACGGGAGGGATCGTAACCCTCGTCTACTACCATAATACTGCCCATAGCTCAGTGGATAGAGCAACAGCCTTCTAAGCTGTTGGTCGAAGGTTCGATTCCTTCTGGGCAGGCCAAACAAATTTATTGTTTAAATTTATTCCGCAGAACCCGAGCAAGGTGCATGGGCGTGACTGTTAATCACTGGTTAGTAGAGTTCGATTCTCTAATGCGGAGCCAGTTTAGCCGAAAAGGGTAGCTCCCCTGATAGTGCCAAGAACACTATATAGGCTTTCATCTTTCTTGGAGATAAAAATGAATACAAAAGATATAGGTAATCTAGGAGAGCATATAGCTATCGTAGAATTATTAAAAAATAATATAATAATATCAAGACCTCTTGGAGATAATGCAAGATACGATCTAATACTAGATATTGATAGTACTCTTTATACTTGTCAAGTAAAGTCTACTAATTCTTCCACGGAAAAATTAGCAGAATTTTCATTATCTAGTTCACAAGCCCATAGAGGAGGAACTAGATATAAATATGATGTAGATTTATTTTGTTGTGTAGATATTTGTAATAATAAAGTTTTCTTAGTTCCTAATCTAGAATCTAGGGCCTATATTAAAATAAGATATCAGTCTACAGAAAATAATCAAACTAAAGGGATTAATATGTGGTATGATTACACTATAGATAAATTTATTGGAGGGTCGCCAAGTCAGGCCTAAGGCACCGGATTTTGATTCCGGCATTTCGTGAGTTCGAATCTCACCCCTCCTGCCACCACAAAAATTATTTTCTTGAAAATAATAGTTAACTTTGCTATAATATTTGTTCTCGGAAATTATTTTTTAAAAGGATTGCACACATGAAAATTTATTTTGGATCACAAGAACGAGATTCAGTACTTGACGACGACGGTATGTTTTATACCTCAACAGAACCAGATTACTACTTCTACTATGGTGTAGAGTTTGGTAGCAATCCTGGCGGTGTTAATGAAGTTACAATTTTTGATGGTTGTGAGCGTACCGTTCCCATTGATATTGAGTCTGTTCCTGCACTAATTGAAGCTCTTCAACGTTGTTATAGTATGCACCAGCAGCTTGAAGAAGCGGAACAGCTAAAACTTAATCTAGAAGATGACAACTACGAAGAATCCATTGTCTTTGAAGATTGATAATCCTATTAAGGAATTATTATTTGAATTAGGTACAAGTAGTCAAAGCATAACTTTTGACTACTTGCATAAAGTTAATACATTGCTAATAAAATACGGAATTAAGTCTAAAACTTATGGTAATGTATTTAACTTTTTAGAATACCTAGAAGAAGCTGGCTGTGTTAAAATTACAAAACACAACACTAATAATTACTATATAATAACTGGACTATATAATTATGGCGAAAACGTCTAGTAAAGGCAAACAAACTCAATACGATCTTTACAAGAGTAAGCAAACTTGGAAAGCAAATCGTGAACGTAAATTGTTGCGTGCACTGCAAAAAAATCCTGGTAATGCAAAACAAATTGAAGCGGCAATAAAAAACATTAGTTATCGTCGCAAAACTCCTAAATCCACTATTTGGAATAAAACTAGAATTAAAATTGCTCATTTAATTAAACAAGTATGTGGTAGTTGCCCGCATGATATTTTTAGTTCAAATCAAAAAATAGCTGATCAAACACTTGCTAGTTTACGCTCAACCTTTGACCCTAAAACTTTAGGCAACTTAAAAGTTAGCTTTCAGTTAGGAGATAGGTTACATGGGGGCATTTGAGTTATACATAATTTTTTGCCTAGCAACTTCCCTAACTCTTGTTTATGAACTTTTTTGGCCTATTATTGCACACGCCAAACAAGATGGTATAGACAATGATTTTACTAGATCACCACTATTAAGTTTGTTTATTTTCTTTATAGTAAACACAGTACTAGCTCCGCTAGTAATTTGGATATTAATATTTCCGCCACTTTTTAGTGGTGCATTTTTAGGCATTACTAAAGCAGTCAGAGAAAAATAAACTTGAATCTTTAGTCAAGTATTGATATAATATTATTTCTGTCGCAATAAAGGAACGCAAATGAAGTTTATGCAATTTATGTACACAAAAGCCAATGGTGATACTAGCGAACGTGCCTTAGTTGTCACACAAGAACCTACACAGCTTGTAGCTGGTATTGATGTTAGTGAGTTGCCTGAAGTAGAATTTGAAGCATTTACTCGCGAAATGCGCGAATTAAAAAATCGCCAACACGAGGAATTGATGCAACTTGTAGCAAAACATGATTTAAAGCACAACTATCGTCAGTTTACCCCCGGTAAAATGACTAATGTAACTACTGAATTTATTTAAGGAAACCGCAATGACTCAATGGAATGACGAACTTAAAGCTAACGTAATTAAAATGTATCAGGAGGCAGAGCCAACGCCTGAATCTAGTACTGAAATTATCAAGGATATTGCAGAAGAAATCGAAGCCTCACCTAATGGTGTTCGTATGGTTTTGGTTCAGGCCGGTGTTTATGTTAAAAAAGACACTGCGGCTAAACCCAGTGGCGATAAGAAAGCTGCTGGCGACGCACCTAAGCGTGTCTCAAAAGAATCTAGTATTGCTGATCTCAAAGCCGCAATCGAGGCCAAGGGTGGACCAGTAGACGACGATATTCTTAGTAAACTGACTGGCAAAGCAGCAGTCTACTTTTTGAGTGTACTTAAAGCATAAAAACAGGCAGCCTAGTGCTGCCTTTTCTTATTTGTGGAGTAATTATGGCTCGTAAACGTACAGAACTTGAACAAGAACGCATGACTGACGCTAATATTGAGCGAGTCATTGACTTGCTTGAACCCAAAGAGCAGGGCGTTAAACCTATTACAAAAAAGGATGCTTGTCAAATCTTGGGCATGAGCTATAATACTACCAGGCTAGATAGTATTATTCAAACGCACAAAGAACGTAAAGAGAAAAACGCTAAACGCAGAGCGGAAAAACGCGGCAAGCCCGTTACACTAGACGAAGTACAATTTATAATTCAAAGCTATCTTGCTGGCGAAAACATAAGCGAAATTAGTCAGAGTACTTTTAGGGGTAGTCAACTAATCAAACAAGTCTTAGATAAGTATAGTGTGCCTATTCGAAAAAGTTCTCCTGACTATTTCAAGCCAGAGCTTATTCCAGACGGTGCAGTTCGCGATAAATTCACAGTAGGCGAAGTAGTGTATAGTGCTAGGTATGATTCAATGGCTAAAATTAATGCTGAGCAACAACATCCAGATCATGGTTGGATTTATAGAATTTGGCTGCTTAGTGATCGTTGGCTTCAAAGCGCATATCAACCTGCTAGCGAACTAGCGTCGTTACAACATCTGCGAGAATTAGGCGTTAATGTCTAAAATAACTTGGCCTGAACTTAATTTTGGGCCCATTAACTTATGGAACCTGCCCAAACAAATGGACTCAAATATACTGTATGAAAAGTTGATTGAAGAAAATCTAGAAAAAGGATTTCAGATCAAACTAGTGGTAAATGATTTCAAGGAAGTTACATATCTACAGCTTAGAAAATACTTCTTAAGCTATGAAGGTGAGTGGGTTCCTAGTCGTGAAGGTGTAAGTATTCCTGCCTCACTACAAAATATTTACGCACTCTTAGACGGATTGCTGGATATTTGTAGCGAGGCTGAAGGTCATGAGATTATTGAAACCTATGCTCGTCAGTTATTAGAAAAAGACACTTGACCCTAAGCCGTTAAAATGGTATAATATTGTATATTTGATGAGGAAAGACTATGAATCGAACAATTGCTATTTTTGTACACGATCCTGTGTGTGAAGTTGAATGTGCTCTGGCTATGGAAGCCGCACTAGAAGAGCATTTTACGGTCAAGCTGTTTGGCATCGAAGATCTTACTGCCTATTTTTTAAGCACAGTAGATATCATTGCTTTTCCTGGCGGTATTGGCGATGCCGATGAGTTTGATGTGATCTTTGACCGGCATGATATTGACACGGTTCGTGACTTTGTTAACAATGGTGGCAAATATTTAGGTGTTTGTATGGGAGCTTATTGGGCGGGTGCAAACTACTTTGATTTGTTATGGGAAGTAGAACCAGTACAGTATATCAATCGTCCCGGTGCTGAAATTACCCACGAGGGTCCGGCTACAGTAGAAGTAGTGTGGGGCAATGAATATGAAGATATGTACTTTTACGATGGCTGTGCTTTTATTGGCTGGACTCAAGATTGTGATGTAGTTGCTACCTATCAAAATGGCGACGCAATGGCTATCTATCAAGGTAATCTTGGTTTGATTGGCTGTCATCCAGAAAGCGAGCAGTGGTGGTATGACCTAGACGAACTTGATTACTGGCATGGTGGTTGGCATAATGATCTTTTTTGTGAGTTTGCAAATAATCTATGACTATTAAACAATACCTAGACGCAGCAAGTCAAGCCTACTACGCAGGATTTCCTATTATTAGTGACGAGCAGTTTGATCGTCTAGCTGATGCTGCTAAATACTCAACAGTAGGTGCACAGACTCAGGGTGCTAAGGCTAAACATTACTATCCTATGTACTCGCTACAAAAGCACTATGAGGATGAAGGCAAACCTAATCCACTAGCAGGCATGGGCGACGTTACCATGAGCGTTAAATTAGATGGTGCTGCTATTAGCTTGCTTTATGTAGACGGCCAACTAGTGCAGGCATTGACTCGTGGTGACGGAGTAGAAGGTCAAGTAATTACTGACAAGTTGCTTAGCAGCAGTAGTCTAGTTCCGCATATTATTAGACACTCAGGCGTCTTACAGGTTACTGGTGAGATTGTGGCTCCAAACCATATCCCTAATGCACGTAACTACGCTGCCGGTGCACTTAATCTTAAAGACACTAGTGAATTTGCTACCAGAGCAATTACTTTCTTTGCATACGGCGCTCAACCATTTATAGGTCAAACCTACGATGCAGATATGCGTATGCTTAAGCACTTTGGCTTTAATACGGTTCAGGAAACCGATCTAGAAAAAATC